CTTTTCTTTTCTCCCCCGGTCCCCCAAGGGGGGCAAAACAGACAAAACACGAAAGGGACAAAACGGACACTATGGGAAATGACCAGAAAGCCTTACCGGGTTTTGAGATCAAGAAAACGAAACTACAAAAAGGGCGCTTATCTAAGGCCGTTGATGTAGTGATCAGAGATAGCCGGAAAAGTGGCGGGCCGTACATCATCGACGAGCTGACCGCCGCCATGCTCCGAACCTGCGCGACAAACGTGGAGGCCGCCATCGCCGAAGGATCGTCCTGGGCAGTGGCTAACGCGATGAAGGAACTACGCGCCCTAAGGGACGAGATCGTCCAGCCGGTGCCAAACAGTGAAGGCGACGCTTTTGACAAACTCCTCCAAGACCTCGCGGCCGACGTTCCCCAAACCGGGGCAGGCGCCGCCTAGGTTTGCCACCCAGCGACCGCCACACCTGCGGACATTAGGGCCAGCGGTCACGCGTCTGGCCCACGGTTTGGGCTGGATCCCGCACCCCTGGCAGACGCAGTTGTGGGATCTTGCGCTGATGCTGAACGCCGAGGGGACGGGCTGGCAATATCCCACGGTCATCGTGACGACGCCCCGCCGGTCCGGGAAAACCCGCGCCGTGAGTGCCGCGATGATCCATCGAGGCTTGACCTTTCCCAAATCGCGCACCTTTTACACCGCCCAAACGGGGCAAGATGCCCGGGACTGGTGGCGTGATGCCGTGGCCGAACTAGGTGGGACACCACTGGCGGGCCGTTTTGACCTACGCCGCTCCGCTGGATCGGAGTCCATCACCTGGCCAAACGGCTCCACCCTGCGCGTATTCAGCCCCCAGCCGGACGCGCTCCACGGAAAAGACACGGACCTAGTGATCGTCGATGAGGCGTGGGCCTTTACCCCGGACCGGGGTCGCGCGTTAGTCCAGGCGATCAGCCCGACACAGCTGACGCGCCCGTTCGGCCAAATATGGTGGCCGTCAACGGCTGGGGACGAAACTAGCGACTTTCTAAAAGACATCATCGAGCGCGGACGGGCCAGCATCGCGGACCCAGACGCCTCCATCGCATACCTAGAGTGGTCCTGCCCACCCGAACTAGACCCGCTGGACCCTGACTCATGGCCCCAATATCATCCCGCCTACGGCCTAACAGTGAGCCACGACGCGCTAAAAGCCGAACTAGACCGCATGGGCGCGTCAGATTTTGCCCGCGCGTACGGGAACGTGTGGCCCGCCCCGTCGTCTGGGGCCGGTTGGCCGGCCGGTGTGTGGGAGTCCGCCGCGACCGGTACCAAACCGGAAGGGACGTTGGCATGGGGCGCTGACGTTTCCCTGGACCGTGACCGCGCGACGATCGCCGTGGCCGGCAAGGTCGATGGTGTGGTGATCGTGGAAATCGTAAATCAGTGCCCGCCCAGCGATGCCGCCGCGATGCTCCGGGAGTATCAAAAGCGCCACGGCGGACGGGTTTATGTGAACCCGTACGGCCCCGCCGTGACGCTAGATGACGACCTTACACGGGAAAAGGCAGATTTTGAGAGCATCGGGTCAATGGATTATGCGTCCGCGTGCGCCCAAGTTTTCGATGGTGTGCGTTCCGGTGCCCTGAAATACCGGCCCGACGATGACCTGAACGCCGCCGCCGCAACAGCTGGACGCCGCAACATTGGGGAGCGCTGGGCGTGGGCCCGCAAGAACGGTGTGGATGTTAGCCCATTGACCGCCGCAACACTGGCCGCCTGGGGTGCGACACGCCCAAACACCGCCACGCCTAAACCCACCTGGCACGTCCCCGGGTAATGCTACGATTAGCGCGTGGCGAACCCTGTCGTCTTGACTAATCGCCCCGCGCGGGTCGACCTTGACCTGTACGCGGGCGATACTGTCGCCATCCCTGTCGTCGTTTACCAGGGCGAGGACCGCGTGGACCTGACTGGCACTAACACTGCGGCCGTCCGCGTCACACCACAGGAACCCATCGAGGAAGACCTGCCGGTCATCATCGAGCTGACGGACGCCATCGAGGGCGAGGCCGTGATCTATGTGGACGGCACCGGCGGTTTCACGGATGGTTTCACCGGGTTTTGGGACTGGGAACTAATCGACGAGGACGACACCATCCGGACAATCTGCGCCGGAACCATAACTATCGCGGCGGATGTGACACGTAATGCCTAACGGTGAAATCCGGATCGAACTCAACTCCACGACCGGCCCCCAGGGTGAACCCGGCGCGACTGGGGCAACGGGAGCAACAGGCGCCCAAGGTATCCAAGGTATCCAAGGTATCCAGGGCATCCAGGGCATCCAGGGCGAGCAGGGCATCCAGGGCGTCCAGGGCGAGCAAGGCACCCCCGGTGTGGACGGCGCATCCTCCACGATTTTCCCCTATCAAGCCAAGACCACAATCACGACTGGCGACCCCGGCGCTGGGCACCTGATCTGGAATAACGCCACCCAAATCAGCGCCACCCAAATCAACATCAGCCACCTCGCGCAAGGCTCCCTAGACATTGACGTGATCCTCGGACTCATAAAAACGGGTGACGCGTTAGTGGTCCAGGATGAGAACGTATCAAATAACTATCAACGGTGGGAGGTCAGCGCCACCCCCACGGTCCAAACGGGCTATGTCGAGGTCCCCGTCACGCTGGACAGCAGTGGCGGCACAGGGACATCAAACTTTTCTAATAACCACAACCTGTCCCTTTTCATCTTTTCCACTGGGGCGCAAGGCCCGCAGGGCATCCAGGGCATCCAGGGCATCCAGGGCGATCAAGGTATCCAAGGCATCACCGGAAACACGGGCGCGACGGGGTCCACGGGTCCTACGGGGGTAAGGGCCATCCAAACGAACGGGGTAAGCGGCCAAACAGTATCGAGCGACCCGATCGTCATGGAAACACCGCCCACGGTCACGGTCATCACAGACACGGGCGCCACGACCATCACAGGGGCAACCCGCCGCGCACCATCACGCAACGGATCAGATTTCACCTATCTATCTGCGGCATATGCGGACGTGGGAACCGTGGGTGGGTACACTAACTGCTACCGCCAAACCGGCCTTACCATCGCCCAGGCAGCGGGTCAGATCGACAACCTCCTCCGGTTTGAGTTTGAAACCGACACCGACCAGCTGGAAATCCTTGTCAGGTCGGAAGACTCCACCCATAGCAAATATCGGATATGGGTGGACGGTGAACTAGCCAACACGACGGAGTCCGCCGTCATAGGTCCATCGACGTCATGGCGCCGCATCAAAATCGTCTTTGCCACGGCCGCGAATAGGCGCATCACTTTCGAGGGTCAGGAAATGACCTTCGGCGGTATCTGGGCACTACCCACCCGCACGTTGTGGCCCACGTCCCGGGACATTGGCCCACGCGTCATAGTCATGGGTGACTCCTATGGCACCAATTTTGACACCGACGTAAAATGGGTTTGGGATAATTTCGCCGTCGTCGCTGGGCGTCTACTGAACTGGGACGTTTTCCCTTCGTTCGTTTCCGCCACCGGGTACCTCGCAAACGGTTCCGGGTCGGAGGCAAACTATGGGGCAAGGTTTGCGACCGACGTGACCGCCCTATCCCCGGATATTGTGGTCTTTACCGGCGGCCTTAACGATAACGGATACAGCCCGCTAACCCTTGTCCAAACAGCCATCACGTCCCTATTTTCCGCTGCGAAGGCCGCCCTACCTGCCACCCGTTTCCTTGTCCTATCCCCGTTCCGCCCCACCGACCCCTACTACACAAGCCTAAACACGATCGCGGGTTATCTTTACGCGCAGGCATTAGCCAACGGGTTTACTTACATCGGCCAGCCCATCGAATACATCCAAGGCACCGGAACCGTTGCCGCCCCGACGGGCGTGGGAAACTCAGACTTTTACACCTTGGCCGATACTTACCACCTGAACCCGGCGGGCTATGAATTGTTAGGCCGGCGTCTTGCCGCCGAGATCCAAGACAGTACCCGTGACTGGTGGGCCACTGATCGTCTTGTCACGATGGCCGCCTCCAAGCGTGGGTTAGTGCCCGCACCAGCCGCGTCCCCATCGGCGAGCAAATACCTAACCGAAACCGGAACGTGGGCAACGCCGAGCGGTGGCGGTGGTGGTGGTGGTACCACCATCACAGCGGTCAGGGCGTACCGCTCCACTGGGCTAAACGTCACTACGCAGCTAGTACAAGTCGGGTTCAACACGCAGTCCTATATCGACGTCGCCGGATATCACAGCACCACGGTGAATAATGCGCGTTTCAAGGCTCCCGCCGCTGGGCGCTACCGCCTCACCGCGCAAGTCGCTATGACAGATATTGGCAACGTTGGCGCCGATGTTATCATCGACAAAAATGACGACTCAAACTTTCTTTACCAGCAACTAATGTACGCCGTTCAGGCTGGGGACCTAATTGGGCATGTCGTGGCCCAGGCGACTACGGGCTGGATCAACCTAGCCGAAAACGACTACTTAGCCGTGTCCGTTTATTGTGAGGACACAAACTACAACATCAGTGCGACCAACACTTGGGCAGTTTTTGAGCGTGCCGCGTGAGCCGCCGATCCCAACGCCTGACCGCGACAGTGGACTCCCTGACCGCCGCCCAGCGCGTGAGCCTGCCACCCCAGGCGAACCCGTGGGCCGTGGCCGATGCCCTGAGCGCCATCACCTGGCCCGAAATATCCAAGACCGCTATGACGCGCCCCATGGCTATGACCGTCCCGGCGTGTGCGCGTGGTCGGAACCTGATCACCTCAACACTGGCGCAGGCACAAATCAACGCATGGCAGGGCACGCAACTATCGACCGCGCCGGCATTGTTTGACCAGCCGGATCCTGACCTACCCCGCGCTGTGACGATCGCCTGGACCGTTGACGATCTGATCTTTTCCGGTGTGGCTTACTGGCTTATCCTCGATCGCGACGTGCTGGGCTATCCAACAGCTGCGCGACGCGTTGACCCGAACCTGGTCGACGTCACTACGGATGGGATCGTGGAAGGCATCAACGGCCAACCCGTCAGCGCCTCCGATGTGATCGTCTTTCCGGGCCTCCACGAGGGCATCCTGGCTTATGGTGCCCGGGAACTCCGCACCGCCTTTACCCTGTCCGACGCGGCCCGCCGTTTCGCCTCCGTTCCCCTGCCCGCCCTGGAACTCCACGACCTGTCCGAGGATGGCCTGAGCGCTGAGGAGCGCCTGGCGCTGGTGGACGACTGGACACGGGCCCGCGAACTTTCCGGAGTGGGCTACACAAACCGATCGCTAGAGGTCAAAACCCACGGCTGGTCCAGCCGGGACCTTCAGCTCGTCGAGGCCCGCGCGTATGCCGCCGCTGAGGTGGCCCGCGTCATGGGCATCCCCGCCGCGATGCTCGATGCCAGCCAGTCCGGTTCCTCCGTCACCTACAACAACCTCCAAGACGCCCGCCGCGACTTTACGGACTACACCCTCAGCACCTACACCACGCCCATCGAGCAACGCCTCAGCATGGACGACATCTCCAGCCCCGGTGTGATGGCAGTGTTTGACCTTGACTCCACGATCCTCCGCGCATCCTTCGCCGATCGCATGGCCGCGTACCAGGTCGCCATCACGTCCGGGGTTTACACGATCGAGGAACTACGCCGCCGCGAAACCGGAACCCCAGGAACGGTGACACGATGACCACCATTTACCTCACAGCATCCGACGCCCCCGTGGCATCCATTGACGGCCCCGCCCGTACCGTTCACGCCACGATCCTCCCGTGGGACAGTGTAGCCAACACATCGGCGGGGCCGACCCGTTTTGCCCGTGGCTCGGTGAACATCACCGCCGCCCAAAACGTGGCATGGCTTATGGAGCACGACCGGAACCGCCTCGTGGGCCATGGCCAATCGTTCCTAGACACACCCGCCGCGCTCGTGGGAACCTTCACAGCGCCGGACAACTGGGAAACAGAACTCCAGGCCGCGCACATGCGCTCGGGCTGGTCTGTCGGGGTAGACGTGATCCAGGCGTCAACCGACCGCGACGGCGTCCTCGTCGTTAGTAAGGCAATACTCAGAGAGGTATCATCCGTTTCCGTTCCCGCATGGGACGCCGCCCGCACCATAACCAACCCCTAAGGATAATCAAATGAGCAAGCGCCAAACCCCGCGCCGCCTCACAGCGAGCGCACACCTGACCGGCGACGCCGGCACCCCGGCCACCACGGTCGAGGAAATCGCGGCCTCAGCTGCCGCCTCAGCGATCGCCGCGACCGCCGTGACCCCTGAGCCCACCCCCGCCCCTGTCGTGGAAACCCCCGCCCCCGTGGCAGTGGCCGCCGCACAGGCCCCCGTCATCGCCGCCCGCACCTCGCCACGCCTCACGGCAACGCAGGCCGCGTCATTGGTCGCCCAGGCTAACCGGGGCGAGATCCCGATGGGCCAGCTCCAAGCCGCCCTCACGGACATCACCTACACAGCGAACGCTGACGTTTACCCGGACACCTGGCTCGGACACGTCTGGGAAGGCGTCAACTACCAGCGCCGTTTCGTGCCAGCAGTGGCCGCAGGTGCCCCCGTCACATCCCTAAAGGTCACCGGATGGCGCTGGAACGTCGCGCCCGTAGTCGCTGACTACGACGGCGACAAGGAGGCCGTGGCATCAAACGCCGCCACGACCGAGGCCATCGAGGTCCCCGTCAAGCGCCTCGCAGGCGCACACGACATTGACCGCGCCTTTTTCGACCTGGGCTCCAGTGACTACGTCATGGGCTACTGGGCCGCGATGGCAGAGTCCTACGCCCGCCTTTCGGACGAATACTGCTACGACGAACTATGGGCCGGAGCCGTGGACACAGGCACGAACGCGACCCCCCTGGGCGCCATTGTTCAGGCTGCCATGGCCGTCATGCCGATCGGCACCCCATCGTTCATCGGCATCTCGACCGAGGTGTACGCCGCGATGGCCGCAGTCAACACTCAGGACGCTCTCGCGTTCCTCGGTGGGTCACTGTCATTGGACGGTACCGGATCGTTCGGAAATACGTCCCTTTTCGTTTCGGACTTTATTTCCGCAAACGGCGTCCTGGCCGGCACCCGCAACGCCGCATCCTTCCACGAACTGGCCCCAGCGCTCCGCGTGAACGTGGCCAACGTGGCGAACGGTGGCATTGACGCCGGTTTGTTCGGGTACTGCGCCACGGTCGTAAATCAGCCTGCGGGCCTCGCAGTCGCAACGCTGGACCTGCCGTAATCACCCCAAACCGCTACGCGCTCCGGGCCTCCCAGCGCGACGCGTAGCCCCCAGGTGCCGGGACTTTCACCCCCGAGGGTCCCGGCACCACCCACCCGAAAGGATCACGATGGCTGAGCCGTTAGTCACGGGCGAAGATGTCCGCAACTATTTGCGCCTCCAGGACTCAGCCGATGCGGCATGGCTCCAGGACGCGGCGGACGCGGCCACCGACTATGTGAACTCACTGTCGCACGTCGACGCGACAGTGTGGGACTACCGGACCCGCACCGGCGCCATCATGCTCGCTGGGCGTCTTTACTCCAGCCGCAACGCACCACTAGGCGCGGCAGGGTTTGACTCCATGGGTGGCGTGATCTCAGCCCGCACCGATCCAGAGGTGGCCCGTTTGCTCCGCATCGGGCGCTACACCCCGCCAGCCGTTGACGGGCCGGTGATCGTGGAGTGAGCGGCACCTACGCCACGGTCATGGGCGCGATGTGGGACGAAATAAACGCCCTGGGCTTACGCGTCACCGATGACCCTATGAGCGTCAACCCGCCATGCGTCGTCATCGACCCGCCCAGCATTGACCGCCTCACCATGGGGCACTACAACATCCGCCACCAAATCCACATCGTCGCGCCCGGTGGCACTGGCACAGCTGACGCACTAGCCACGCTTGACTCTATGCTCGATATTTTGGTGGACGCGCTCGACCCATCAAGCATCGAACCGTCCACCTACACATTGGGCAGCACCGGCGACGGTGCCCCAGCTCTAACCCTCACCCTGGAAAGGTCCAACTAGCATGACGATTACAGACTCCCGCGTACGCGCCGGCGAACTTATCTTGGACGGCGACTCTTACGCCACCCAGCCAACAAACGTCCGCATCACCCCATCGCATGAGTCCGACGGCGACCGCATCGAGGTCCTGGACGGCTCCGAAATCCAGCCCACGTACCGCCGCCGCAACACCCTAAACCTTGAGGCCATCCAAGATTTTGACAACACCGCCGGCCTGATCGCCCTGTCATGGGATCAAGATATGAACACGGTGGAGTTTTCATGGACCCCTGACCCCGTCGGCCCGACGTACTCCGGCGATGTCATGGTCATGGCCATCGAGGTCGGTGGAGTCGTCGGTGAACGCCTGACCACGACCGCTGAGTGGGAAATCATCGGCGCCGTCACTGTCACCCCCTACGTTGCGCCATAAATCATGCCTCTCGATGTCACTTTCCGCGTCGAGGGCTTAGCCAAACTCCAGCGTGAACTAAAACAGGCCGGCGAAGATGTACAAGACCTAAAAGACGCCAGCACAAAGGCCGCGCAGATCGTTTTGGCTGAGGCCAAACGCACCGCGCCCGTCCGTTCCGGGGCCCTGAAAAAGTCACTCCGCAAAAGTGTGACAAAGACCAGCGCCGGCGTGCTCGGTGGGAAGGCCCTAGTGGTGCCCTACGCCCAGCCGATCCACTGGGGCTGGCCTAAGCGCGGCATCCGCCCCAACCCGTGGGTGTCGCGGGCCGCAGTAATGACCCAAGCGCAGTGGCTCCCCGCGTACATCGCGGAAATCGACAAAGCCACCGCCAAAGTGAAGGGGGACCCAAATGGCCGGCCCAGCTAATCTGCGCGTCAATATTTTCGCGGATACAAAGAAACTAAAAAAAGGTTTAGACGACGCCAAAAACAAAACCAAAAACTTTAGCCTCAAATCGGTCGCGTCGTTCGCCGCCATTGGCACAGCGGCCACACTGGCGTTTGATTTTGTAAAAGACTCCATCGCCGGCGCGATCGAGGAACAGGACCAGATCGACAAACTAAACGGGGCCTTAGGACGCCTCAAAGGTGGATTTTTACTCAATAAAGACGCCGTCAACCAGTGGGTCACGCAGCTTGGATATGCGACAGACCAAACGGACGACAGCCTCCGCCCAGCCCTTGGGCGCTTACTTGACACCACTGGGGACCTAAAAACCGCCCAAGACCTCCTAGTAATCTCAACAGACCTAGCCACCGCATCCGGAAAAGAACTGGACCCCGTCGTGGCCGCCGTTGCTAAAGCCCAGGAGGGCAACAAAACGGCGCTAGTGAAACTTTTCCCCGAACTGGTCAAAGTCAATGACAAAACAAAAACGGGCGCGGACCTAATAAAAGTCCTGGGCGAAAAGTACGACGGCGCATCCACGGCCGCCACAAAAACGGCGAAAGGTGGCCTAGCCACCCTCCAGGAGGCTTTTGGGAACATCCAAGAAACCCTAGGCACCGCGATCCTGCCGTATCTGGACACGTTCGCCCAATACATGGCAAGCCCGGAAGGCCAAGCGGACATCGCGGAGTTTAGCGCCAAACTAGAAACCTTCGCCACCAACGCTGGGAACGCCGCCGACGATGTAGACGACCTCTACCGATCTCTCAAAGCGGTCTACGATTTTAATGAAAAATACAACTTTTTTGCCAAACTGCCGAACCTTTACAACTTGATCAACTTTTTCCAAAACGGCGGAGGTGGCACGATTACCAACTCCCTTGGTGGCCTAGGCAACGCATACGGCGGGATTTCCCCTAGTAGTATGCGCGGGCCATCCACTGTCATCAACATCCAAACCCTTGACCCAGCGGCCGCCGGTGTGGCGGTCCGCCGGGCCATGAACACCGACACCACGCGCCGTGGGAACCTTAGGATCGGTGGCTGATGTCGTCCCTGCTGCTCCTGTACGTGAACGGGATCGTGCTCCCCAATGACACGGTGCTCACGGATGTCGAGATACAAATGGGCGCCCCGTACGGCGTAGGGCAAGCCTCAGGGGACCCGTCGTCCTGTACTTTCCGCGTCGCGAACCTGTCAACAGCTGACGAAATCATGCCCGGCGACCTGATCCAACTTTTCAGCATCGAGACGGCACTGGGCTACGTGCCACGTTTCACGGGCCGGGTCTATTCCAGGCAAATCCAGTGGGAAGGCGTCACGCGCTCCATCACCACGATCGCGGCATCCGGCCCGTTGGCCATCCTGAACCGTATTTATGTGGGCGACGACCCGTGGCCAGCCGAAACCGATGGGGACCGGCTAGCACGCATCCTGGCGTTGGCTGAAGCCCAAACCGGCACCCCATACAGTGCCGATCCCGGTGGCGTCACAGTGCTAGCCCGCGATGTGGACCGTCAGCCCGCCGGCGACCTTGCCCGCCTCTACGCCACATCCGGCCTCGGTCTACTTACAGACTCACCGGACGGCACTATCCGCTACCTGGACCGTTTCCACGCCGTGGACGTGGGCGCAGAGTTTGCCCTGACACCGGCCAGCATCGAGGACTCACTGGACGTCATCTCCACCACGGAAACACTGGTAAACGAGATCACAGTGGGCTACGGGACGCGCGTGGACGGTGTGGAGCGGACCACGGTGAGCGCAATCAGCACCGATAGCCAATCTTTCTTCGGCTATTACGGGGCAGATTTTGACTCCGAACTGGACGACGCTGGCGACGCCCTAGACGTGGCTAATGAATACATCTACCGAAACAGCCTCCCAGGTAATACGTTGCCCACCATTACTATCGACCAGCGCATCCGGCCGGACCTATTGCCGGAAATCGTCATCGGGGATGTGTGTTTCATCACGGGCTTGCCCCAGCCGTCCCCGAACTTTCTTTTCGCCGTGATCACGTCCTACCGGGAAACGTGGGCCACGCAGTCACAGTGGCAGATCGAGCTAGAACTGGTGGACGGGCGTTATTGGGGTCGCGGCACTATCTGGGATGACGTCGATGTGGGCATCCTATGGAATAACGTGGACCCCGGTTTCACCTGGAATAATGTGGGCGAACTCATCAACGGCGTCGAGGGTTTTGACCGATGGACAGACACCCCAGCGAACTACTTTTACGACAACATCCCCGTGACCGCGTGGGCTGACTGGACAGGATAGGAAAACAAAATGGCAACGACCCCAGAGCATAACTGGCCAACGCCAGACAATACGGACCGCGTGGCAGATGGCGCCTCAGCCATCCGCGCACTGGGCGACGCCATCGACGGCGACCTGCCCTTCATCTACACCGCCACCGGCACAGTGGGAACGGTCGCCCCCGGCAACGATGCCACGCAAACGATCACGTTCCCGGCGTCCTATTTTGCCTCGGCCCCGCGCGTCGTGGCTACCGCCAACACTGGCGGGCTGGCAGTTTGTATGGTTTCGGCCGTGAGCGCGTCATCGGTGACTATTCGCGTGGCCAACATTGGCGTGGCGAGCATCGGCGGCGCCTACCAGATAATCGCGGTCCTGTAATGCGGACGCGACGCGGCGCCATCGGATGGTTTCGACGCAACGCCGCCACCCGCACACGCGGCTACGGTGGGCTATGCCTACGGGCCGTCCGCACCGCCTGGGGCCTTCCCGGCATGTACGCGGACGCGGACACCTATTGGGCAGCAGTGCCGGCACGCCATAAGCACGCATGGGACAATAACCCGCCCAAGGGCGCCGTGGTCTATTGGCAAATCGGCAAATATGGGCACGTCGCCCTGTCTAACGGTGAAGGCGAAATCTGGGGCTCAGACCTACCCACCCAGGGCCTCGTCGGGAAAACGTCCATCCACACGCCCCGCCTGAAATGGGGCGCCAAGCCCGTAGGGTGGGCATCATGGCTGAACGGTCGAACCCTGCCACTATGACGCCCATACTTTCCGCCATCGGTGCCACAGCTGCCGGTGCCCCCCTGATCGTGCTGGACTCCGCTGGGCTATCCGGTGGGATCATCATGACCGGCTCCATCATCGCCTCACTGGTCGCCATCGGTGTGGGGGTGGGGAAGGTATGGCAACTGGCCCGCGCCGCATCCCGGCACCTAGATCAACTGGAAAACCTAGACAAAAAACTAGACAACATCTCGCAACGACTAGAAACGGCTGGACTATGAACCCGATTTTACGCTCCGCCCTGATCACTTTCGTGGCCTCTTTCATCGCCCTAATCCCGATCGCGCCCCTGTCCGACGACTGGCTCCTGCCCGCCTTATTCGGCGCCGGCATCGCTGGCCTTCGCACGTTGCTCTCATGGCTGGACCCAGGTAATCCGATATTCGGTGTGGGAAAAGTGGATCACGCCACGCCGGACGATCCTGAGGTTGTTGACATCCAAGGCTGACGTGATGGTAGTTTCACCCACGCACCGCTAACCGATCTGGGAGGATCAAATGAACCTGTACCCCTGGCTACAAAACGTCGGCTCTTTCCTGCTACTGCTGGGCGCCTTTTCCGTCGTCGGATGGTTTTGCCACTGGATAGGCGTACAAAACGGGTACGACGACTGCCTGGACGACCTGAACGCCGAGGTCGCCCGCCGTGACGAGATGATCAAATGAGCGCCTACCACGTGCTCATCATCGAGCCACTAGACGACGGCCTCGAAATGGTTTCCAGCGTTGGCCCGTTCGCATCATGGACCTTCGCCCGCTCCGCCGCACACAGGTTTGAGCAAAAGCGCGACGCCGCCGGGTTCACAGCTGCCGACGTGAAGGTACGCGTGGCCAAACAAATCGCCCCCGAGGATTTTGAGTGGACGCCCCCATCCCAGCGCCCCCGCGCTGAGGTCGTCCAGATCACCCGGCAACGCAAACACCGCACCAGCGACCCACTCACATCCAGGCAGGCCGACCTATTCGCGTCCAGTAAATCCACTAGCGCCCGTATCCGCATCATCGAGGCACACGCCGCACACCCAAACGGTCTGACCGATGAGGAGGCCGCGATGATCGCCGGCCTGAACATGACCAGCGAATACTCCACCCGATGCTCAGAACTAAAGCGGGACGGCATCCTAGAGGACACAAACCGCACGCGCGTTGGCTCCACTGGGCTCCAGCGCACAGTCCGGCAGATGACGTCAGCGGGCCTGAACTACTGGCGCGAACAGAAGGCGGCGAAATGAGTGACGGCGACTATGGAGCGGACAAGCGCTACGAGCTGGTCATTAGTAAAGACGGGCTCAGGTGCCTTCGCTCATACACCAACGATCTAGCCATGATCCAAGACATCGCGATAAAGGCAACGCTAGACGGTTATGAGGCCGAGATCATCGACCGCGCCCCGACACATCCAGCCGGCACGCAACTATGACCGCGCCCCGCCGTTATGCGATACGCCACTGGCTCCAAGGCTGGGCCGTCATCGACCTAGTCACCGATCGCATCATCGCTGAATACCCCAGCCTCGATGAGGCACGCCACGCCTCCGACGTATGGAACGGGAGCGCCCGGTGAAATGGTTTCATGACGGCGTGACCTTCGACATAAGCGACCACGCCCAGCGCTGCCCCTCATGCCACACCATGGTCCACACCCTCAGCCAGCCTGAGCGCGACATAGGACCTATGTGCCCGTCCTGCCACCCCGACTGGGAGCACGCGCCCTTCATCGGCCAACGCCCCGAGGATATGGCCCTAGCGCAGTGGAAACAGAAACTAAAGGACCGCAAGGATCAACTACTAGCCGAACGCCGCCAAGCCGCCCAGGAGGAAACAGACAACCGATAGAGCCCCACGTCGTTATCGAGGAGCCCGACGCTACCCAGCCCTCAGCGCGTTATGTCGCCCCAGATCGGCCGCGCTCCGATCGCCCGAGATAGTCGTAGTCGACGATGACTATCAACGGTTTACGCCACCCGACGTCCTCAGGACGCGCGGGCCTTAGGCGTGCCATAGTCATCGGCGGGCGAGAGTATGACGGGAGTTTGGGGTCAGGGGGACTTGTTGGGGGTACCCTTATCTCATGACTACTAGACCGTCCGGTAGGGCTGGGCAGAGGCTCAGCGCAACAGTAAGGGACACCTATGGGACCACCTGCCATCTATGCGGCCGGGACTGTGCGGATGACTTTACGGTGGACCACGTGATCCCCTTCGCCGATGGTGGCAGTAATGAGCTGGCAAACCTTCGCCCTGCCCATGGCCGCAAGACCCCGACGTGTCCAGGCAACTACGGGCGAGGCCGTCGGCCCATCAAGCCATCGAGGAACCCCTCCCGCGTATGGTGATTTTTTTTAGAGGACGACACAGGACAC